ACCATAGTTCGGGTTGCTTGTCAACCCCTGTTTTCAATTTCCGGTTACATTCACGTTGCAGCTTTAACAGGTTTTTGGGATATCCGATTCTCATATCTTTTTGTTTCTCTCTTTCATTCCTTAATTATACCATAACTCGCATTGCTTGTCAACCCTACTTCGAGATGATTTTCAAAACAATTTTATCCTTCGCCCATTCTACCAAATTCTCGCGGGAAACCATCTCAGTAAAGGTTTTCGTGCAGTCAATTGTGAAGTGTACGATTAACATGTTGCTTTCCTTTGTGTTGTTGTTGTTTGTCATGCTCTTAGTATATACTATATATCGGCATTTGTCAACCCCCTACGCCATGAATTCCGGTTATTTTCTCAAAGTAATTTAAATAGTTGTAAGTCGTTTTTTAGATTAATAGTGTGCCAAACGCTCATTAAATAAATATCGATGTAAGTAGTTGGTATCAAAGGGGTTACGGCGAGCGGGGCGGGGCGCGAACGTCCTAAGTCATTACGTAGTAACAAGTTAGGGCGTTGTTATGCTGTGCTCATTCAGTGGCTCTTAACCCTAGCCTTGCGGCTCCAGTTGAGCGGGGCTCATTCAGTGGCTCTTAACCCTAGCCTTGCGGCTCCAGTTGAGCGGAGTGTTTTCTTGTTATGGGTTAATTATACCACAACTCCAAGTGTTTGTCAACCCCTATTAAAGAAATAAATTTGTGCTCCAAGTAGGGCGAAAGCTTGAACGATTGCAATTACGATGATGATTGTGGTCATGTTGTTTCTTTCTACTTGGTCAGGTTGCTGATTGCATTATAACAATCGGCTTCGTTTGT